TTGAGCCTCGCGGCGGGCTCGTGCGTTCGCGTTCATGCCGGTAGCGCCATAGAGAAAGGGTCTTCCTGTAAGAAAACGTTGGCGGTGTAGAGGTCGCCGTTACGCTCCCAGCGGATGTCTTGCTTCACCCGGGCGTGCAGAACGATGTCATCATCTGGATCGGGGATGCAGATCAGTGGCTCCTCTCCGAATGCCGTTCCCACCCGCAGTTCGGTCTGGACTTCCCGGTAGTCTGCGAGGCTCTTGCACAGCAGGCGCACCGTGCCCGACCGTTGTGGGTGGTCGCTGAGATTGGTCGCCAGCGCTTGAGCCGTGGGTCCCTCCGGCTGTCGGTTCTGCGGCATGGTGTTGATGGGAGCCCATCCGATCACCGTGGCCCCGAGCTGCTGCTTGGCACCAGCGCCGACCTCACCGATGGAGATCGGATTCCCGTTGGTGCCATTGAACTTGATTCGCATGTACTGGTGGCTCGTGTAGCTCGGCATCAGCACGTAATGTGTGGGGGAGGCCAAGTTGGCGAACGTGATCGTCGCTTCTGTGACCGGGCTCGTAAAGCTCGCGTTGTCATCCGACAGCACAGTGATGGACGTAATCCCCGAGTCGATATTGTGCCCGTGGATGCTCAGCATGGTCGGGGTCTTGGCGCTGCCCCAGTTGAAATCGAGCGTGTCATCGGCCCCAGCCGCGTTGAATTTGAAAGGCTTCGCTGGCCACCCCACCCCCACGTTGTCGGCGTCGAAGTTGGTGTCCTCCGAGCTGGGCGTGATGGTCGTGGCTGCGAGGGTAGCAAGGTTGTTTGCGAGCCCGGCAAGGTAATCAAACGTGGACATGATCTAGCTTATCCCCTTGGCGATTTCCTCGTCACTGAAAACGATGGGACTCACCACCAGGCTCTTGATCGAGCAGAAGCTCTCCTCAGTCGCCACGCCCGAGCCGATCGCGAGAATCGATGCAGCCGCCTCCGTTAGGTCCGCAGATACGGTGTCCGATACCGCCCCTTTGACCCCGTCCAGGAAGATATCGATCGTGTTGTTGGTGAACCCATGCTCCCCCGAAGAAGAGGTTTTGCGGATCGTGATACGGACTTCCGTGCCCCGCGTGAAGCCCGGGGAGGTAAACTGGGCCAGCTCCGTGGTCCCCGCGTGCTCGTATGCAAACCGTAACGGATTCGACACCCCATTGTCGTGATGCTTGATGCGGATCCCGTTGTTCGCGTCGTGGAACAGGTTGAGCAGCGTGAAGTCGCTCGCGAGGTCCACCGAATTCCACTCGGGCGTGAGGATCATTTCCGCCGTGAACTTGTCCACCGGCCACGTGCGCTGGGCCAGCGTGGACGCGTTGTCGATCTTGTAGTAGTCGGCAATCCGCGTAACGGCTGTCGCCTCAGTAACGATCCTAGACGACGGGAACCCGTCCGACGCGTCCGTCTCCACCTGTGCGTGATAAATGTTGTATTGGGTGGTGTTGATGGCCCCGACCCCGATGATGTAAAGCTCGTGCGCCGAGGCGGTTCCCTCCGTGGTGAACGCCATGAGGTCGCGCTGCTGACTGCCCACCGTGGTCCCCAGCGAAATGTCGTCCCGAGACGCACCCCAGGTTCCGTTGGACTGGAGCCAATTCGCGGTGGTCTTGTTCTTCAGGGCGAACTTCACCGTTGCCGCCTTGTCGATCTCCCAGTCGACCGAGACGACGTACGAGGTCGTTGCCCCCAGGCTGTCGGTGTCCCGGGTGATATCCAGGTCGTGGGTGGCGGCTGTCGAGATCACCTTGACGGACTGGGCCGACACGTCGGCATCGAACAGGAGCTTCGCCGTGTCCGTTCCGAACGAGCCCGTGCCCGTGTTCTGATTCAGGGTCCACCCGGTGGTGCCGTTCACGAACGACGACTGCGTCAGCAGGTTGGTGCGCGCTCCCTCGATCAGCATCCCCGCCGGGGTGATGCGCTCGCGACCGTCCCCGAGCAGCTGGATCACGCCGCCCACGTCTTCGTGGGTCGCGTCCGAGGCGCGCGTGAACGTCTTGTCTCCACCGTTGCAGTCGATCCGGGGGAGCCCGTCGAGCCGGTCGGAGTCGCCCGTCACGGTGAGGTCCCATCGAGCCCAGAACGTGGTCTGAAATCGACGCCGATTGACGATCGTGCTCTTCACGCGAGGAACCCCGAGAGATATGACTTGATGCCTAACGCGACCGAAGCCGCGCTCCCAGCCCTTGAGGCCCCAGCCCTTCCCGTCGAACGTGGGGCCGTCCGCATGGGAGAAGCCGACGGGACCCATCAGCTCTGATTCCAGTGCTTCGTACCCGTGGACCAGCGTGACGAGTTCTTTCGGCTCGCGCCGGTCGCGCAGCAAGCGGGTGGCAGCTTCCCGTTGCTGCTCGACCATGACCGACAGCGCGATCCAGTCCAGGAGCATCCACACGGACGTGACGCGCAGGTCCGTCGTGGGAGGGTTGGTGCGCGCCCGCACGCGCAACATGAAGGTCGGATTGAGCAGGTCCTCCACCGTCCAGCTCCCGCCCCCAGGGCGAGGAAGGGCGGCCACATTCGTGTTGGCGTACGAGGCAGAAGCGCTGAACGTGGCCTCGGTCTCGGTTCCCAGCACCGCGTCCATGCGAGCGGCGATCCCGATCGTCTGACTGCTGTCATCGGGCGAGCGCCAGCGGACCAAAGCGCCCAGGGACGTGACACCTCCTACCTCGGTGGGGATTGGTGTCATCCCAAAGTCGTTGGTGTCCTGATCGCCTGGCCCGGTAGTGATCTTGCAATAGGACGTGTCGTCGTCGTGCGCCAACAGTGCGCCGGGGTCCACAGCCTCCCACGCGCTCGCGGCGCCGACCTCGTCCCACTCGGCCGCGTTGGGCTCCGATATGGGTCGCAGGATCGTCAGGGGCATCGCGTCACTCCACGTATTGGCTCTCGCGCCAGTGGAGCGGCAGCGCGACGGCCGACCCGTATCCTTTGCTGGAGTCCTTGACCGTCAGGTGGTCTTGGAACGCCCCGTCGGCCTCCGCGTAGAGAAAATCGGCGCTCACCTCGTCGACCAATCGTGACGCGTCATAGCTCACCTGGATCACCGACGGCGCCGGAGAGATCTCTTGCCGGAGATGGGGAGCGTCAATGTAGGTGTCGGTGAGGCAGTGATCGTCCGGCCGCACCGCGATCTTTCCGTCGTACGTCCAGAAGCTCGGCACCTGAAATTGCTTGGTCCACTCGTTCAGGACGTCGATCCCTCGCGTTCCAGCGGTGATTACGCGCGAGCCCTTGGCGATCTGCTTGTTGGAGAAGAACGTCTCCGTTTCCGCAAAGAACGTCTCGTCGATGTTGTAGTCGCTCGCGGAGAGCCACGCGGAGCTGGCCTGCGTCGTGCTGTTGCGCCAGTCCCCGAAGACGAAGTTGGTCAGGAAGTGCTCCAACTGCGTGGCCTGGTTCTGGATGAGGCCCCCGCTCGACAGTCCCTCGCAGTCGAACGTAACGTCGTTCGTGCCCTGGTCCGCCACGAACGTGATGATGGTCCACCACTTGCCCCTGTTGAAGTACGCGGTGTTGATCGTGTAGTCCGTGGTAACCGTCTTCAGGGTCCCTCCGGAGTAGACGTTGGGGATGCTCGTGAGAGGTCCCATGCTGGCGGCATACCGGAAGTTCACGTCGTCCACGTAGGTGGCCGCGACCATCCCGCTGACGGAGGTCGCGCCGCTGTTGTGCCGCCCATAGACCGCTTGGGAGGGTAGTCCGATCGATGCGGTCGGCAAGTTGAGCCAGTCGTACCGCTGGAAGTAGTCGATGTTCACGAGCCCCTGAAGGGCCTTGTCATCCCGCTTTAGCGTGATGTCCCACAGCCGGGCGCGGGGCATATTGAAGCTCTCGATCACCCCGGCAAACACCGTGAACCACTTCGACTCTGCCTGGGTGCGCGAGGCGATCTTGATGCGGGCGGCGCTTCCCGAGACGGCGCCGACTTCGCTCCCCAAGAAGACTTTCTCCAGATCCCGATCCTTGTCCCAGATCTGCACGCGCGCCGTGTCGCGGGGGAGGTTGTAGCTGCTGTCCGACACGCTGCGCGTGATCTGCCCTCCGCGCACGAGGAGCCCTTCGTAGAGACGCGCGCTCGCGGCGGCCCATGCTTCGGAGTACCCCCTCGTGGTCGGGAGGTCCAGCTCCGCGAGCACGATCGTTTTCGTGGGGCGGCCCTTGAAGTCCGCTAGGAGGTCCGCGTCGACCGCCGCCACTTACTGACTCCCTTGAAACGTACCAGACAGCGCATCAGCCATGTTGCCGACAGCGTCGCCTAGGTTCTCCTTGACCACCACTCCAACGGCGCCCGCGATGCGCTCGGCCATCTCGCCGTCGGTGATGATCTGGGCGGACTCCGGGATCGTGACCGGGATCGTGATATTGAACGTGTTCCCGCCACCACCGCCACCACTACCCAACGGTGTTACCTTCACGCGCTCAGGCCCGCTTTCGCCGACCAAGCCGAGCATAGGCCGCCTGGCGATGAAGTCGGCGCCGCCTGCCGCGGCGAACGACGGGAGGGCGCCACCACCCGCTGAGCCCACGTCGAGCCTGACGCCGCCCGCGAGCTCGCGGATCTTGCCAAGCTCGCGCGTGAGCTGGCTCACCGATTGCGTCCCTACGGCCGCTTGAGCGGCGAGATCTGGCCCGAGGGACTGGCCCAAGAATTCGGCGATCTGGCTCAGCCCTTCGAACTCGACACCGAAATGCTTCGACGCGCCGAGTAGTCGCTCGAGCTGACTCACACCGGCGGCGCCGAGCTGGTCGAGGTGTGGGAGTAGGGCGCTCACGGACGCGTTGAGCGCTTCTTGCGCCTGTGCGGACGTGATCTGACCGCGCTCGAGGAACGAGAAGGTGTCCGCGGCGCGCTCCGTCAAAAGGTCGAAGTTTGCGGACCCGCTAGTGATCGCCTCGTTGATGATGCCACCGAGGCCGAGCGTGGCGGCCGTGCTCAGGTCGGGCGAGAGGTTGTTGAGCGCGTTTTGAAGGCCCTCGGAGATCTGGGCGCCGAAATCACGTTCCACCGTTTCGGCGATGTTGGCGCTTTTGCCGAATAGGCTCCCGATGAGCTTCCCTATCCCAAGCACGCCGCCGCCGATGAGCCCCGCAATGCCGAGCGGTGAGGTCAGCCCGCCGAGAAGGCCGCCGATCCCACCGCCTTTGCTATCACCTCCGCCGCCGAACAGGCTCCCGAGACTGAAGCCGCCTCCGCCGCCACCGAACAACCCGCCGAGCCCCCCCGTGAGTTTCCCAAGAAGGCCGAGTACGCTGTTGAACATGGAGATTCCCTGGTCGAGCCAACCGATGAGCTTACCGAAAGCCGAATCTGATTCGATCCCGAACAGGTTCATTGCTTGCTGACCGACCCCGATCGCGCTCTCGAGCTCGCCCATGGCGGCGCCCGCCTCGAGCGTCTCGAGCGTGATCGGCTGAATGGCGCTCGGGGCGACGATGCCGAGCTCCTTGGCTTTCTGTGCCGCTTGCTCGAGGTCGATGTTGTGCTGCGACTGGGCGAGAGACGCGCGCAGTGACGCAGCTTCGGCGTCAGAGAGCCCGGTGCTGAGATGGGCCGATGCGGAAGCGAGTACAAGGGTCGCCGATGCCGCTTCTTTCGTGGCAGCGGTCAGAACTGGGAGCCCACTGCCGCCAAGGCTAGCGACGGCACCGCCAAGGCTAGCGACCGGCGGCTCGAGCTCGCGTGTAACATTGAGAAGGGCAACGAAATTATCCGCCGTCTCCCTGGTCGACGCGGCGAGGTCTTTTTGTCCCTCCGCCATAATTCGAAACTTCTCCGGGTCGGGGACGTCGGTGAGGATGTCAAAGCCGGGGATTTTGCCGGCGAACTCGGCGAGAGCGCCAAGCGCATCGAACACACCGCCCACGAAATCGGCGAATAGAGCCTTCGTTTCGGACAGCGCAATGGCGAGAACGCTCAATGTCTTAACGGCGAACGCGATCCCGTTATCGACCCAACTAGTGAGCGCGGTCTCGCCCGCACCCATCGACTGATTAAAGCCGCCCATGATATCCGTTACGTTCAAAACTGCCGTCCGTAGCTGCTCTGAACTAGCCACACCGATACCTAGGCGGCGCCATGCGGCTTCCGCCGTGCGGCCTAACAGGTCAATATCCTCTTCGAGCTTATCGACTGCGACCACGGTCTCTTGGTCGATCACAATCCCGAGCTCACGCATCCGAGCGTTGAGTTGAGGCAGTGCGTCGCCGGATAGAGCAAGCAAGTTTCCGCCCGAACGACCAAGGAGGATCATCGCGTTCGCGGCCTTCTCGGCTGGGTCGGGAATCTCACCGAGCCGCTGCATTATGAGCTCAAATTGCTCCTGCGGCCGTAGAGCCTTGAGCTGTCCGATCGAGAGATTGAGGTTTTCGATCGCGCGGTCCGTTTCGGCGGTACCTTCGCCGATCGCTCGCTGCATTCTTTGAATCGCGGTGGTGATGGCGGCCGGCCCCTGGCCGGCTCGTTCCGCTGCCGCGGCGTAAACCTGAAGTGCCTCTACACCTACTTGAGTCGCTCTGGACTGGTTATCCAGGCTGTCCGCGAACGCGAGAACTTCCTTCGTGGCAGCGACGAGCGCGACGGCGATCGCGGCGACGGCCGCTACGACAGCAGCAGAGGCGACGGCGGCGGTTTTCGCCGCTGTCGCGAGGGCAGGCGACATGTTGTCTTTCGCCTGTAACATTACCTGCAAGGCGCCGAGACTGATCACGCGAAAACCTCCCTTGGCGGCGCATTTGACTCTCGGGTTATACTTCCGCCCCCACTGAGGAGGTAAAAATGGCCACACTGAAACAGTGTCCTCATTGCTCGGAAGAAGTCATAGCCACGGCAGAGGTTTGTAAGCATTGTGGTCGAGACATCAAGCGAAAGACGTCGTTTGCCGCGAAGGGGTGTCTCGTCCTTATTCTCCTGAACGTTATCTGGCTTTTCCCTCTGTGTGATTGGTAGGAGGGCGGCGCCCCAGATGTTCATGTGGAGCCCCCGTTTTTCGCGGCGTCGATATCCTCTCGCGCCACGCGGAACTCGATCTCCTTCACGAGATCAATAGCTTGGCTTTTGGGGAGAGGGCGCTTCTTGGGATTCCGGTCAGCGCAGTGCGAGTCGTACGCCTGCTTAGCGCGCTCAAACGAACGCAGAGATAGGATCGTCGAAACGAGGTAGTCCGCGTCGTTTTCTAGCTCTCGTATCGCTGCGCTTGGCAAAACTCCGAACTCCTCGCATACCCGGCTTATGACCCACGCTTTGGGCGGCTCCCCGTCGTCGTTCAGGGCTCGGAAGAGCTGCCCGAGTCTTTTTTTTGCTCCTCCTCACCCGGAGGCTTGTTGATATCGATGATCTGCTGCTTCGCCCATGTAGCCGTCGCACCATCGATCTCGTCGATGCTCCCTGCTTCCACGTCTTGCTCGTAGCTCCAGGCGACGATCCCGAACTCCAACAGAGCGCCGGTCCCGAAGTTGGACGGATCCCATTGCTGCGCCGCGGCGATCTTCTTTGCTTTCTCGGCGCCGCCATCCGACGTCAAAGCCTTCACCCACTCTACGCCCCAGATCTTCGCCTGTTCGGCGTTTTCCACTAGCCCGGCCGTGCGCGCTTTGGCGAGCTGCTTCCACGACAGCTTGCAGAACTCGATCCACGCGCCCTCTTCGTGCGGGATGTCCCGCCGAATCGGCTCTCTCGTTACCAACATACGTTTCTTTCTCCTGGTGCGCGGCTCTCGTTTTCGAGGTCCACGCTTTCGCTTACTCACACCTTCAGGCGTATAGCCGTCAGGACCACACCGCGGCGCCGGTCGGGATCAGTTTGACTTTGATTTTCTGGATGTCGTCCTTCGCCGCGATAACTTCGCGCTCAGCAAGACGCACATCGCGGGTCCACGTCTTGCTGTCACCGAAAACGGCCACGAGCTCGCGGCCGTCGTCCTGTGGACCATCGTCCATTGCTAGAAAAATGGCGTGTGTCCCGGTGGTGGCGGTCGTGTCCCAGATCATCTCGAGCTCGATCTCGGCGGAGTCCAAGAGCCCGGTCGGCGTGCGCTCTTTCCAGCTATCCCCGAGCCCGTGAGACTCGACCATCTCGGACATGTCCTTGGCCGAGAGGCCGTTCAGCGTAAAGTTTTCAAGGCCTCGAGGCGTCCCTCCAGGGCCGTCCTCGAGCGTGAGTGTTACTGAGCTGGGCCCGTATTTTCCCGCCATTTGGTTCTACCTTTCTGCCCGGTTTACAGGCGTATGCGTCAGCTCCTGCTGAGACCGCAAAAAACTGAGATCGAACCCGCCCCTGTTACGTTTCCATCGAAAGCGGTATACCGGTCGATAGTGCCTGCCACCGTGAGGCGCTCCGCAAACGGTGCCGACACGTTGTCTGCGAACGTGATGAGATCTGCATAAGTTATATCGTCCGGCGAGTCCCGAATCTTGCCGACAAAGTTCGTGAATGTCGCCGCGGCCGTGACTTGCAGATACCCGACTCCGCCATTGGCCGAATTGGCTCGGACAAACGAGCCGCCCGTTCCTGCCGACGTGGTGGCGTCCACTGGTACCGAGAACGTCGTCGTGCTGATGACGGTGGCGACCTGCTCCCCGTTGATATCCGCGTCGGAGCCCGAAACGCCAGAGATGAGAACGATGTCGCCGCTCGTGAGGCCATGGGGCACCGTCGTCGTTACAACCGAAGGATTCGCCTGCGAGTTCGACGTGATCGGGACAACCCGCTGCCCCGTGTCCGCGCTGTAATCTACCGGTGTCGACTCGGTGTCCCAGTCCGCGGTCTTGGCCGCGAGCGGCTGGAGAATGGTTCCGGGGTCTCGCTGCCCCGATACCGCATATGCCGCGTTCGCTTTCTGGAGATTGTCTCTCTCTGCGGCCACTTCGTATTCATGGCTGTAGGCACCCTTGATTCCGACGAACATCTCGCCGATCGTCTCGCCCGCGTAGCCGAAGCAGATAACCCGCTCGGTAGCCTGAGGGGAAGTCGGCACGCTCGTCGAAAGCGCGTCGTGAGAACTGCCAGTCGCCGTGTCGAAGAAAGCGCCCTCCTGCACGAGCTCCGTGTCCTTCTCGCCCGTTGGCGAGCGCTCTTTCCAGCTATCCCCAAGCCCGTGGCTTTCCACCTGCGTGGCGATCGCTTTGTCGCGCAACGCATCGAGCTTCGCCGCAGCCAGGTCGTACCCGTCGACGTAAGGACCGAAAACGCTCGCAGGACCGAAGCGGCCTGCCATCTACCCGGGCCCCCATGTGGTGCTCTCAGCTTTTGGCGGGGATGTGTCGACCTCTTCCACGTCTCCACGCTCCAGCCTGTTAGATCGAGAGACCGCGGGCAAATCGTCGCACCAGTCACCAGGCTTCACTGTTTTGAGCACCACCACCTCCCCGATGTCGTTGGTGAGGTGTTGGACTCCATCGGCGTCCACGACCGCGGTCAGCTTGGACACACCGCCTGCTTCCAGCACGATCGGCAAGCTCTTGGCGTCTGGATACGTGAGCTCTCTAATAGCGCGGAGTCTGTTAGCCATCGGCACCTATCTCTCGGTCGTGGCCGCACTTCATGCACACCTCTTTCCCGCCCAGGACTGGCTCGAATCTTTCGCTGTTCGCACCGCAGCCTGGACACGATCCATCCGTCGGAGGACGAGGGGCCACTTCAACGCCAGGCGGTAGCTCGATCAGGGGCTCGGTTCCGCTCATGCGGTGGGCTCCTTCTCGATCAGAGCGTTGAACGCAATACTCCATCTCCCCATATTCTTCTCACTCGGAGCCTCGAGAACGAAGGGCGACTGAAGCGGATGGATCCAGTTGTAGGTAGTCCCGCTCAGGGCTTGGGCCTCGACGCCAGCCAAGCTTGTCCATGCCGTCTTCGCATTCGCGCGGGGTCCGTCGTAGTCTTCTTTCGCGCCACGGAAAACGACCTGGATGGCGGGGGACTCAAAGCGCACCGCAGAACCGCCGAATCCGTGATCGGGAGCAATCCCGCCAGTCTCATAAATCACGCCGCAAGCGTCCGGCCTGGTCGGCATTCGGGCCGTGAACAAATCGGTCCCTGCTGTGCCGAGCCCCTCCGAATCAAGAAAGGCGACGATCTCTTCCAAAACTCCAGCCATCAGCGCATCGCCCTCTTGAGGTTGATTCGCTTCCCTAGCTTGGCGGCAAGCGTCGGCTTTGCGTCGAATGTCGCCGCCTGCAAAAACTTCGGCTGGCCGCTCGCGTGCGTCGCTTCCATGCTCTCATGCACGGCCGTGGCGTACGGTGTCGACGCGTCCCCGACGCCGATCGCGACGGACGCAACCCCACCGCGTACTTCGGGCTTAGAAATACGGTGGGAGTCCCGGAGCGCTCCGGACTCGACTGGTGTGCGGCGGCGGCTCTCCTGTTCGATCGGCTTTGCCTCTGCGACAAGCGCTCGGCCAGCTTCAGGGAGGGCGCCTTTTGCAAGGCGCTCGAGCTTTTGCCTGAGCTCGTCGGCGCCGATGAGCCCGCTCACCCCAGCCCCACCGAAAAAGAATAAGGCAAGCCGGTCGACGGGTCGACGAGCCCGCTCGCGCCCATGATCGGAGACCCTACCGTCCCGTTGGGGAGCGTGATCTTGTCGCGCGGATCGATCGGCTCTTCTCTGTTAGCGGCGCCGTTCGCCGCGACAGGTTGCAAGATGTGGATGACGGCCTTCACGGTGACCACCTCGCTCTTCGCCGTACGAAACGCCACCGGCCCTTGGTCGATGATCGCTGGAATCGTTACGGCGGTGGCGTACGTTGGCTTGGCTCCCGAAGTGGCCTGCCCCGTCCACGCGGCTAGCGTTATATCGGCCCGAGCCGCCGTCGTGGCGCGATTGGCCGCCGCCACTGACGAGCGAATGACCTCAGCGAGGCTCATGCGCGGAGCAGCTCCACTGTCCGCCCGCGCACCGCACCCCAACCGACAGGAAGGAGGTTTCTCACAGCCCCGGGAATGAGTCTCGTGTCGCCCGAGCCCTTGAACTTCATCTTTAGCGAGCCGGTTGCGAACTCAGTCAGGCCGAGAGTCTCAACGGAGGAATCGCCGGCCCGGTCGTCCGCCAGGAGTTGGCGAGCAAACTCCGCGCATGCCTCTTGGAGCTCAACCGGGATAACGGTGCTCAGCACAGAGTAGCCGTTCCGGTAATACATTCCGTAGCGCGGCCAGAGAAGTGCCTGCGTCGACGTGACGACCACGCCCGTCCAGTTGATGCGGCTGTCAAGGAGCTTTGTCGCCCAAAGGATCGCCGCGTTCTTCGCCTCGGGGAGCGCCGCCGACCACGTCGTCCCCACGGCCGGCCGGTCGAGATGGTACTGATTCGCCACCGCCAAAGTGACGTACGTATTCGCCGAGGCGCCGCCTGCTGTCGCGTCGAGAGTTGAAACTGCCATTGCTGTTAGTTCAGCCCCACTTCGATAAAGTCAAGTTTTGGCTCGGTAGTTCCCGCCGTGCCGAGATATGCGATATATGGAACCATGACATCGCCCGACTCAAACGGGCCGATGGCTGTCGGGGTAGTGAGAAGGGCGAGCCCTGTCTCGGCGGTCTGAGCGCAGTAATAGGTCGGGACGCCAGTAGCGCTCACCCGGACTTCGAAAATCCACGTCTCGCCGTCGCCAATGTCGCATGTCGCTTCGAGCTCGGTCTGGTCGGTGCCATTCGTCGCCGCCGCCGCCGAAGTCGTTCCGGCAGGAGAAGAGAAGCTCGCATAGGTGTCCTGTGTCGCGAGCACGTAGTCGTCGACATAGTCCTCGTTGAGCCTCCACCCGAAGTGAAAGACAGCGAGGTCAGAGACGTCACCCACCTCTATCCCGATGCGGAAGTAGTAGGCCGTCCCGAATTGGTAGCCTCCCGCTGTTTGCGGATCTTCCGCGAAAACAATTGAAACGCCCTCGCTCGCCCCTGCATCGTTATCGATGTCAAGCTGCCCGCCCGTGATGATGAAGGGCGAAGCCTGTGCACCGTCGAGACGGAAGTGGTAGGTGTTCTGCGGGTCGATGCTGTGGCGGCAGTAGGCGTGGTTCATCCCTGCGTCGGTGACGACTTCTACCGTGTCGTCTTCTTCGGTGACTCGGCAATGGAAGTCGAACTCGTCGCGGAAGGCGCTATGGACTGTCCCGCCGAGAATGGACAGCTTGCCGTTCACTACTCCCGAAGAGCTGATGTATGGCTCCGGCGTGACCAGGATTTGAGCCTGAGCTGCCACGGGAAGCGCGATGGCCATCGAAAACAGGAAGGCGCGCATCATGGCGCTGAGATCCAGAACGTAAATGTTCCACCCTTTGCGTTGCCCGCGTTCGAGATCACGAGATCGAAGTTGCTCGTCGCATCGTAGAACAAGGGTGGGTCGAACATGATGATCGTCGAGGTTGAATTACTCAGATTGGCCGCGACTCCATCGAGTACGTCGACGCCATTGAACGTAAACGTCGCGTCATAGAGATCGGACGGCTGTGTGCCGCCACTGTCGGGGGTGAACTGCGCTTGTCGAAGCGCGCCCCTGATGACATTGAATTGGACGGCGTTGCCGCTGACATCGCCGCTAGCATCAGACACCCATGCCACCGTGTATTTGACGAATCCGGATCCTACGTTCGTCGATGTGAAGGTGACCGTGCCCACAGCGTAGACAAGCGGCGCCGTCAGGAGGAGCAAGACCGCGACGAAAGCGATGAGGCGAGCCTTCATTTCGGTTTCGCTGCCTTCGGCTTCGCTGCCTTCGGCTTCGCTGCTTCGTGGAGAGCTTCGTTGAATTCGTCCGCGTTGATTCGCATGACGTCGCCCTTGAACTTTCCCTCTTTGAACTTCACTCTCACTGTCGGAACGCTTGCCATTTTCGACCTCTTTTTTGCCTTCGTTAGTAGCCGGTCACGAAGAAAGAAATCGTCTCCGTGCCAGTGGAATCAATCAGCGTGGCATCCCCGGCGCCGGTGGGCATATAGCCCTCGATCGTCAGAACGTTAGTCGCCCAGCTAAAGCTGAGCGTGCTAGTGGTCAAACCCGGAGGTGCTGCGGCACTAAGATTGCCCACCGCCCCGGTGATCGCGGTCATCTCAGGAATCGTAACCGCGATGACTCCGCTGACGAGTGTGGCCGTTCTAGTGATGACGAATTCCCGAGTGAATTTGTTCTGCGGTGCAATGACACCCATGTTTCTACCTCCGCCCCAAAGGCGGGAGCTGGAAAATCAGCCCCCGCCCTACGTGGAGCTGTTAGCCTGCGATTCGAACGCCGAGCTCTCGGCGAACGACGGACGCGCCGTAAAGCGCGTCGAAGGACCACTGCCACTGTTTGTTCTGGCGCGTACGCTCGAGCCGAAGCGTCAGCCCAGACTCCGGATCAATCGCAGTCGCCATGCCCGGCCCCTCCTCGGGAAGCGGCGCAATCGCGAATGCGATTGCGTTCCGCTGGATGAGCAGGTTGTTCGCGTGCGTAGCCTTGACGGTGATTACCTCATTACCGTCAGCCGTCGGAATCGCCACCTTGAGCGGGGGCTCGATGATTATTTCGGTGGTCGTCGGCGTTCCCGTACAAACATAAGTTTGGGTGTCGCCAGCGATGGTGATGATATCGCCCGGATTTACCGCGCCGCTGAAGCCGTCGACGACGAGAGTCGTCGTCCCGACAGCCAAACCACTGGTGTCGTTGATGGCTCCGACCAGGTCGGCTCCGGCCGTGTGGCTCGGGACGTTCTGCGACATAACCGCCGTGACGCCCATGATCTCGCCGATCTGACCGCGAACGACCGTCTCGTTGCTTCCTCGGGCGCTGGCATCGGCCACTTGCCGGAGGAGCATCATGTTTGCTTTCGCCGCCGGGTTCAGAATCAAAAACGTGTCCTCGGCGTCGATAGGCATGAGCTGCTCTTCTGCGAGCTTGATCGCTTGCGTCAGCGCTGTCAGGTCAGTAGTGAACGGAGCAGTTCCCGCCGTGCCGACGTATCCGAAAAATCCGTTCCCGTCGTGCGCTAGTCCCCACAGGAAATTGTCGATATTGTTCGCGAGAGATTTGATCGCCTCACTTACCTGCATCGGGACGATGCCGGCCTGTACCTGCGCCAGCCCTTTGTCGTCCATCGCGAACGGCGACTCATACCATTGGTCGAGGGTAACCCCGACACTCGTTGGCGTTACAGCGGTCACAGCGGGCGGTACAACATCCGGCGCAACAGCGCGTACAGCTACAGCCGCCGGGACGGCGACGTTGACCGTCGCGCCCCGCCTTGCTCCTGTGATGTCGCCCTGGACGTTGCTGTTGACGATCCTCGGTAAGACAACGCGCTCCCTGAGAGCCTTCAAACCCATAGTGACTAGGGTTTGTACAATATTGGTTGTGACCAGCGCACCGGCCATAGCTTGACCTCCTAGCTAAAAAATGTGGAAGTTAAGCCGGTGCCGACGGAACCGGTTTGCACGCGACGCGTGACAAAAGAAGTTACTAGATTGCTCTAACGAACAACGCTCGTTAGTCGTTCACGATCTGAATCTTACCGCTCGCAATATCATCCATGTGCGCGCCAAGCTGCTCAGGCGTCGGATTACGCAGAGTATTCGCGCCACCGCCTGGCTCCCCATTGGACGCGCCGCCCCTCGCGCCGCCCCCCGCGCTTCTCTTGAACGCAAAATCAAACTCTTTCGCTGCCGTCACCAGCCAATCGCTCGGCGTTACGGGCTCCCCCTGCTCGGTGAAATGACCGTCGCGTGCGGCAACTCTATCGTCCTTGACCTCGAAAACTTTCTCACTTTGATCTAGCAAGAATCCGAGCGCGCCTGGATGCGCGCCTGCCTTGGTAAGAGCGGAGCCGATATTCTCGCGTAGCAGAGCTTTGCTCGCGCGCTCCTGTGCGGTGACTCGCTCAGCTTCCGACCTGTCTAGCTTTTCTTGCAGCGGCTTGATCGCCTTCTGGATCTGCTCCTGCAACGATTCGGAGCCGGACGAAATCTTCGCGAGCCTGCTCTTCATCGATTCCACCGTGGTTCGCAGCGGGGTGAGGTCGTCGTCCATCTCGTCGACGCCAGCGATCTCCTTCGCGCGCTTCATCAGCGCCGTGTAGTTGTCCCGGAAACGATCAACCTTCTGCTTTAGATCACCGTGGTCCGCCGCCCGTACGAAGCCAGGAATCTCGCCGTCGAGCTTCAGTACGAACTTGCCGTCTTTCTCTTCGTACTCGGGATGAAGAGCTTCAGGAACGTCGGAGAGAGAAGATAGAACCGTCTTCACGCGCTCACCCACTCGAAAAAGATTGACTTCAACTTGCTTATAGTCTACCGCGATCCGGCTCTGTGTCAACTACGAATTCGAAAGCGTCGATCGCGGACGACGGCGAACAATTAACCACGCGCACGCCGTCGCGGTCGAGACACGTCCTCGCTTCACGGAAAAGCTCGTTCCATGTTCGCGTCTCGAACTCGGGACGATGGAAACCAGGCTCATCGAAGTGGCCGCCGTCGCCGTCGTAGCCGAGTAGGTAGATCGGATTGAATCCCATCCAGCGCGCGATCTCGAGCGCGAAGTAGCCAGCGAACGGGCCGAACGATCCGCGGTCGAGCTCGGCGCCGCAGAATCTCCGCTTCGGGGTCTCCTGCGTAATCGGCGTCCACGGAACCTCAACAGTAAGACAAGGCAGCTCGAGACGATTCGGGTCGCGAACCGTAAACGCAATCTCGGGAGCGGGTGCTCTGCCGAGACGGATGTCCTCATGGTGGTACTCGTCGACGTAGCAGCGCCACGGCGTCTCGATGATTTTCCACGAGCGGTTTATCCCGAAGAGCGGCATTCTCTCCGCGAGCGCGGAGAGATCCCATCCGCTGAGCGACGGCCCATTGCCGAGAAGAGCTACTGGGCCGGACTGAGTGCCGCGGAAATCAGCGATATTCACTCGCTGCCCGCCCCCACCCGTGATGATCGTCTCGCAGCACGCGCCTCGGCACTCCTCGCAATTCATTTCCGCCCTTTCGCTGCATCCTCCGCGGCCTGACGCAATCGCGTCCAGCGTGTGCGCGCGGCCCGGCTGGCGATCGCCTTCCGCTCCTCCGGTGAGAGCTTTGCTGCGCGCGCCTTCCCGCCTAGTTGGCCGCGGGCAGCGTGATCCAGCGGCTCCTCGGTCATTTTTGAGCGCCTTTTGACTTTCCGCGTGAGCTCCGTCAGGCGCAGTCCGCGATCTCTTTCCAGGTAAGATCGTCAGGCGTCTTGCCTGAATTCTCGCCAGTGGTTGCCTTTGCCGCCGCGTCGAGAATCACAAAATAGCGCAGCCATTGCGGCGCTCGTCGCGCGATCCAGTACCCTAAACCGAGTTGGCGTTTTGAGTATACGTATGCCTTTTCTTTCAATTAGTTTCCTCCTTCTTTAGCCCGCCCAGGCGACCTCGGGCGGCGTGGTCTAATTTGCCAAGCATGAAACTTTTCCGTTTTACCTCTGCATATGTCTACGGAG